TAAATATCTTGCAGGAATATCAGTATAAAGATTCTCCTGAACGCTCCCTCTTTTTGGCTGTTATCCTTCAGGCACTGCTAGATGCAACCAAACCTATGCGTAGCGACGAGTCCTCACAGGCTATCAATTACAGAGAACGAGCTATCAGTTGGTTTGCTGCATCTATCGGAGTGACGGCAACAAACTTCATAGAGGTATGTGACATGGCAAATCTTGATTCTGTGTATGTACGAAACTTTGCCTACAAGGTTATTCATTCCAAAGAGAAAACTTTTATTCGACATAGAATTAACCAAGTGCTACAAACAGATAGGATGTAGGAGAATATGGGAAAAGGAAAAGCTACACAAGAACAGGTAGGAGGTGTTCATTATAAGGAATGTAAAATACAACCTACTGAATACATCATGGCTAACAAACTGAATTTTTGTGAAGGCAATGTTATCAAGTATGTCACAAGACATCGTGTCAAAGGCGAAGGGTTAAATGATTTATTAAAGGCCCGACATTATATTGACCTGTGTATAGAGCTAGAGTATGGGGGAGAGAATGTTTAAATCGAGTAGGAATCCACAGTTTCGTTCAAAGTTTTCAGAAGATATATTTTATACAAAATATTCTCATGAGGGTGCAGAAACTTTTCATGAGTTAGCTTGCACGTTAGTTAATGATGTATGTAGAGAAACCATGAGTAAGGATGAAAAGGAAGCGTTGATTGACCACATTTCTAATCTACGATTCATTCCCGGTGGACGCTACTTGTACTATGCAGGCAGAGAAAAGAAATTCTTTAACAATTGTTATCTGTTGAAAGCAGAAGAAGATACGAGAGAAGACTGGGCTAATCTTAGTTGGAAATCAGAGAGCTGCCTAATGACGGGCGGAGGTATCGGAATAGATTATTCTGTCTACCGCTCTGAAGGACAGAGCCTGAAGGGAACAGGGGGAATTGCATCTGGTCCTATACCTAAGATGATGATGATTAACGAGATAGGAAGGCGTGTGATGCAGGGCGGCTCACGTAGGTCAGCTATCTATGCATCTCTTAACTGGAAACATCCTGATGCAGAGAAGTTTCTTACTATCAAAAACTGGAGTGATATGCCTGTAGGCAACACAGGTCAGACATTATTTGATGTGAAGCAGGCTGACTTTGATTTTCCTGCTCCTCTGGATATGACTAATATCTCTTTGAACTACGACACTGAGTGGTTGCTTAAGTACTGGCAGACAAATGAGGTAGGCGATATCTTTTTACAGAATGTACGACAAGCTTTATCAACAGCAGAACCGGGATTTTCTTTTAACTTCTTTGAACAGGAAAACGAAACATTAAGAAATGCCTGTACCGAAGTTACTTCCGAAGATGATTCAGATGTGTGCAATCTGGGAAGCCTGAACTTTGCTCGTATCGGTGACATTAACCAATTGAGAGAGGTCGTAGACCTAGCAACCAAGTTTCTTATCTGTGGCACACTCAGGGCAGACCTTCCCTATGATAGGATAGTAATAGTACGAACCAAGAACAGACGATTAGGGTTAGGGCTGATGGGTCTTCATGAGTGGTTGCTTCAGCGTGGACTAAAATATGATACCACTCCTGAATTACATAGATGGTTAAAGGTATATGAAGCTCAGTCAGATAAAACTGCAACAGAATTTTCTAAGTTCAATGCTATCTCTTGTCCGGTAGCAGTACGTGCTATAGCTCCTACAGGAACCATAGGCATCTTGGGAGGAACCTCTACAGGCATCGAACCTATCTTTGCAGTAGCTTATAAGAGAAGGTATATGAAGAACCGTCGCTGGCATTACCAGTATGTCGTAGACAGTACAGCACAGGAGATGATAGAAATTTATGGCATAGCACCGGATAAAATTGAGTCAGCTCTAAACCTTGCAACTGATTATGAAAGACGAATGAAGTTTCAGGCTAATGTGCAGGAATATGTAGACATGTCTATTTCCAGTACTATTAACTTACCTGAATGGGGAACAGAACATAACAATGAAGCGGGAGTAGAAGCCTTTGCTCATACGTTAGCGAAGTATGCTCATAGACTCAGAGGCTTTACCTGTTTCCCTGATGGGTGCAGAGGAGGACAGCCCCTTACCCCCGTTCCTTACAAGGAAGCTATCTCTAAGTTAGGAGAAGAATTTGAAGACAATATACAGGCCCATGATATATGCACCATCTCAGGGTCTGGAGGAACATGCGGAGTATAATTTTTTTCTTGACAAGTCATTCAAAATATGAGATAATACTATCCTTGATAGGAGAAAGCAGGCTAACGCAGCTTTCCCTATTCCTTGTCTAAGAAAAAGAAAGGATTTTATTATGCTTTTACAACACTTTAAAGATACACCGCCTTATGTGTGGGATAGTTTCTTTCGTCACTCTGTAGGTTTTGATAAAATTTTCAGTCATTTAGAACGAATGCGTGGAGTTCTTCCTACCTATCCTCCTCATGATTTATTTAAAACAGATACCGGGTATCAGATAGAAATGGCTATTGCTGGATTTTCCAAGGATAACCTTACTATCGAATTGAAAGATGATATTCTTGCTATCAAAGGGGAACTCAAGAACGAAGATAAACATCCTGAATACCTTCATAAGGGAATAGCAGAGAGAAAGTTTGTAAAGAACTTTTCTTTATGTGAGCATGCAGATGTATCGGACATCACACTCAGGGATGGTGTACTTACGATTCAAATCGCAATCAACGTTCCTGAAAAAGAGAAACCAAAACTTCTCCCAATCAATTAAGATGCAATTCATAACAGTAGGCAACAGAAGATACCCACGAGTTTCTTTACGGTGGAAAGACATCGTAGGAGATTCAGCTATGCAGACCCCTAAAGAATCTCGACAACTGGTATGTCCAACAATATGGACAGAAGGATATATTTTTGATTCTTTTGAAGATGGCGGAGAAATGTATGTACGTACTTTTTCTACGTGGGCTGAAATAGACGATGAGGTAAGCTTTGGAGATAGAAATTGTTTCCCTATAAGTGTACTTATTTCTGAAAGCAAAGACGAATTAGAAAGAGCTTTACTGTTTATGAAAGAAGATAGTGATTAACCAGAGGAGGGGAGGAGAAATTCTCCCTTCTCTTAACAGAGATAGGAACCAATGACTGATATACCTACTATTTATATAGGCTATGACTCCGCTGAAGACAGAGCCTATAAAGTTTTAAGAGAATCAATTTTATGTACTACTTCTGAACCTGTAAGAATAGTTCCTCTAGTTCAATCTTCTTTACGTCACATGGGCATCTATCGTAGAAGCTGGGAAAGAGATAAGAATAATAATAAAATTGATAGTGTAGATAAAAAACCATTCTCAACTGATTTCAGTTTCACACGGTTTCTAGTACCTCTGCTCAATATGTATTCTGGATACGCTATTTATATGGACTGTGATATGTTAGTCCGGTCTGACATCATGGAAGTATTTAATGTAACGAATAGAACTAATCCTTCTACTGCTTTATGGTGTGTCAAGCACCATTATACACCTACTCAAAGTTTAAAGATGGATGGTAAAGTTCAAACACAATACTCACGTAAAAACTGGTCAAGTTTTATTCTTTGGAATTGTTCACATGATTCGCATAAAAATCTTACTGTCGATGATGTCAATACTAAACCGGGATTGTGGCTCCATAACTTTCGATGGTTAGCTGACCTGCCTTTTGCTACTATAGATGGTCCTTATCCTGCAGAAGATATGCGTGTTTCTTATCACAATGAATTGATAGGAACTCTTCCTGAAGAATGGAACTGGTTAGATGGACACTCCTCCGAACAGATGCGCCCGAAAAATGTTCATTTCACAACAGGCGGTCCGTGGTTTTCTAAGTGGAGTGCTGCTCGTGCCAAGGATGCCAGCTATGCAGCTGAGTGGGAACAATACAATAGCCTTTTAGATATGGATGAGATACTAGGAAGGGAGACCACTCTAAAGTGGAAAAAAATAAATGACAGCTAAAATTAATGTTATAACTTCTTTCTCGGAAGAGGGTTGGAAAGATTATGCACAGAAGATGGTTAACTCTGCTGCCGAACATTGGGGTCCAAACCTACACCTGACAGCCTTCTATCATGATTTTGATTTACTTTCCTGTAATCCTGTAAAATCTCCAAACATAACTTATCGAAACCTCAATGAGATAACGGATATGCTGGAGTTCAGAGAAAGCCATAAAAGATATGATGGAACTCTTGGTGGAGACATGCCCTACAACTGGAAGCATGATTGTATAAAGTTTTCCCATAAAGTATTTGCTCTAACAGAGTTTGCTTTTGAGTTATGTGCAGACAGCAAGAAACCGGGATGGCTGGTATGGCTGGATGCGGATACTACCACAGACCGGCGCTTTACCATAGAGGACATGAAATCTTGTCTTCCTGCTAAAGCAGAGCTTGTTTATTTAGGAAGACAGAGCTTTGAATATAGTGAAACTTCTTTTGTAGGATTCAATCTCAATCACCGCCCTGCAGTAGACCTGCTGGGTGACCTTCGTGGGCAATACATCTCAGGTGAAGTTCTTAATTACAGAGAATGGCATGATGGTTTTATTTTTGAAAGGCTATTGATTATTTATAATGCTCATGGAATGAAAAGTCATGACTGGACAGGACATATTAAAGATATAAAAAGTATGACCAAGGGCAAGCAGGCATTTGACCAAGCTCCTATCGGAAAGTTCATGACTCATTTCAAAGGGAAGA